AGCAGCGAATGTGAGCGAGATTGGGGCAACGTGAAACTCCGCGAGTTCGGTGGCGAGGGCCCGGACCACACGTATGATCCGGGTCTTGCCTACGCCTGGGTGGCCGACGATTAGCACATAGAGATTTGGAAACAGCTTAGTCGAGGTTTTGATCCAGACCTTCTGCTCCAGAGCGGAGGCTATCAGACTGATCGCCGCCCACTTCCGAAAGATCGCCGGCATGTGCTCGTTTTCTGTCTGCTCTATGAACGATCCGATCCATGAGGCTAACTTCCGGGGAGCGACTCCTCGTATCGTGTCCAGTGTACTTTTTGAGCCCATCGGGGTTCTTGTCCTTGTCCCACTTTCCCTTGTTCCACCCTGTTTCACAATCGTAGGGAATTTCCAAAAATTTCCCATCGGATAATTCCACAGGAACGACTAGGAGTTTGCTGATGATGGGGATGATGGTTTCTTCGAGGTGCTCGGGGTACATGAAGGTGAGGGCGTCGTGGTCTTGGAACATGATGCAGGTGGAGCTGAGGGGATGGGATGGGTCTTGGGTCAAGCGCCAGATGCGCTTCATAGCTTCGTTGACGATGTCGGCCAGCGAAGACTGGGGGTCGTAGGCGATGTACTCCTTGAGGGTTTTCTCCTCAAGGCGGCGTTTGTGAAAGTTTCGCTTACGGCCCATGAGGCTAATGCAGGTGCCGGTCTTGCGTAGGGTTTCCCGGCAATGCTCGTGCCAGAGCTTGTGCGCCGGGAAGCTGCGGAAGTACATGCTCTGAAAGCGCGAGACTTCGGTGATGTCGACCCGGGTCTGATCGGCGATCTCTTGGGCGCCGCCTAGGTAGTTGCTTCCGTGTCCGATTTTCTTGCACATGAAACGGTAAGAGAAATGGCGATAGAAGTCTCGCTCTGCAATGTCTTTATCTCGGTGGATGTCACCGGTCCATGGGAGGTTTGGCCAGACGCCGCGAGCAACTGCTGTGTGCACGTCTCCAGAGTTGCAGGCGTCGAGGAAGCTGGGATCGCCGAAGAGGTTCCATTCGATGGCTCCGACGACGAAGCTTTCACCTGATTTAGCGTCGAACTTAGCAAACTTTTGGCCTGGGTCAGATATGAAAATGCTTCGCAGGCTTTCCTCAACGTTTTGGAGGTTGCCGCCGGTTCCGAACTCAGAAAGGCTTGATGAAAATCGTCCCGTGCTTGTTCCAGCAATATTGTAACTCGTTCTAATGCGGCCATCGGGATCAATTTCAGTCCTGAGGACGGAGATTTTGTCGGCGAGCTCGGCCATGACGTTGATGAGCTTGGCGATGACTGTGGCGACGGGGTAGATTTCGAACTTCTCTCGTGCACCGCGGTCAGTGGTGACGGATCGTCCGTGTCGTTGGGTAGGGAGACCCAGCTCTCCGTAGAAAAGTGCGGACAGATCTTTATTTGATCGCCAGTTAAACACTGGCATGCCGACCCCTTCGAACACGATCCGATCAAGGATCTTTTCATAGTGTTCGAGTAAGTGCCAGAGTTCATCAATAACCTCCACTTTGCGTCCAGCGTCGATGCGCGTTCCTCGTATACGCATTTCGAGGACTGGTCCTTGTAAAGCTCGCGAGAAAGCATACGTTCGTCGGGTAAAGTCGTCGAGTTGGGGAAGGAGTGCGTCGAGGACGTCGGCGGTGATGCAGACGTCGAGTCCGTTGTAGACTTGGTCTTGGGTCCAAGCATCGAAACCAGTCGGGTCCATTTCATGGGTTCGGATAATCCTCATTGGTCGTCGTCCGGGTCGTAGCCTTCGTCATCGTCGGTAACGGGTATGTCGCATTTGGGGCAGTACCAGCCAGAGGACATGATGCCGACATCGGGCTCAGCGGGCTGGTAGCTGTCGGTGATGTCTTCGCCGCATTTGGGGCATTCACAGGTTCGGGCCATGGGTTAGGCGTCCCTCTTGATTGTTTTCATGGATTAAGTCTCAAATCCGTTATCACTGCATCCTTGATCGCGAGCGCGACCTTCTGCATATCGATGCTGCCGTCTACCCAAATCTTAAACCCGTCCTGATCGTAGATGCAAGTCTGCTCATCCACGATTGAAATGGCGTAGGCTATGAGTTGGTCATCTGTCATGCATCCCTCTTGATTGTTTTGAGCTTGCGCCGCATGTGTTTCCAGGCGCCTTCGTCGGCGTAGACCGACCCGAGAAAGCCCAGGTCCTTGATCATTTCGGGTTGGAGCGCATGGTGTAACAGCATCGTGTCGTGCGTGGCGCCGATTACTTTGATCCGGACCGATCGCCAGAGAAAGGCAATATCGTACATTCCGTTTTGGAAGAGCTTGGGGACGTTTCCGTCTCCGAGGACGGCTGCGATAAGATCCCAAACAGCTTGCTCAGTATTAGCAGTCTCCCAATAACTTCCGTTTTTTGCTCGATCGTCATCGAAAGGTATAACGATTGCAATGTCGGAGTATCCAAGACCAATGCACGTAACTCGCGTTCCACTTGTTTCAATGTCAACAGACAGAGTTCGATCTGTAGTGACGTGAACGGCGAAGAACGTTTTGATGTCTTCGATGGTGGGTTCGATCCAAATTTCACGGTGTGGTCTCCTGATTTCGGGGAAGTCGGCCTGACGGCAGGCCTTCATAAGGTCGGCGATGACAATAGGTCGTAGATCCCAACCGCGTAGCACAGCAGAAGGGTGATAAGTAGTAAGGCACTTGTAGTCAGAAACAGTATGAGTCGAAGTGAACGTGGTTCCGCGCCATTTCTTAATTCCAGTGCGGCCACCGAGAGCCCAAAGAGGAGTGTTTCCAAGGCAGATAATGAGGTTAGGATTAAGAGCCAGGACATCTGCGGCGAGCCGATCTAGTTCAGGCTCGAATTCAGCACGAAGATACTTAGAGCCAGTAATAGCAGGGTATCCGGGGAGACCACCAGCTTTAGGTCCGCATAGGCCCTCCAGATCGTTATCACTAGGATGTAGATTAAACACATTTGTGCGAACCACTTCATGGCGATGGGCCTTCCAGATGCGGTCGAGGAAACGGGGGTCGTGGCTGTCGTAGAAGAGCGAGAGGCAGCGCTGGTCACCGGAGGTAAGCTCGATGACGCCGGCTTCGTCGAGCATGCGGAGCAGGGCGCCGCCAGAGGGGCCGACGAAGGCTGCGCCGAGCTTCGCTTCCTGTTCGCCCCAGGCTTCGCCTATGAGGAGTATTGGCGGCAAGGGTGTTCTCCTGAGGTTGGGGGAGGGGCAAGGCCCTCCCCCAGGTTAGTGCTAGGGCTTAGTGGCCGTGCGAGGAGCCGTGGCCGACGCCGACGCCGGTTGAAGTGGTGCTGGCGCTAGCATGGCCGACGCTGGCTGCGACACCTGCGCTGGTCCCCATACCGATACCAACGCTGGCGCCGTGGTTGGCCGCACCGATGCCGACACCGACACCAACACTGGCCGCCACACCCGCGCCAGTTCCATGTGTCGAAACGCTGGATGAACTCACACCGATACCGGTTGCAGAACTCCCAGCCAAAGCCGGCGCAGTTAGGGCAAGAACTGCGGCGGTTGCAATAATAATGGACTTCATTTGTTTACTACCTCTGTTATAGGGAGAGACCGCTCCCCGTCGGATCTGCTTGCGCAGAATTCGCTTTGCGCTTAGCGCTGGGTGTAGGTAACTGGGCAGATGCGACCGCCTAGGGCCTGCGCCATTTCGGTGTCGAAGCACAGCGAGCGTAGGGCGGCGCGACGTGCACCAAGGCTCGCAAGGGTGCGGGCATTGGAGCGGCGGTTGCAGCCGTCGTTTTGCTTGGGGAAGGCAAAGGAGAGGCCCCCACCAGGACCGGAGGCCCCAAACGAGATCGCACTGTCGCAGTTATCGGCACCGATCCCACCAAGTGACGGTGCGACGGCAGTGGGGGCTTGTAGCCGATTGTTGCCGAACCCACCACCGCCTATCACATTGGTTGTTTGGGATTGGTTGCCATTACTGGCGGTGGAGGAAGACCGCGAGTTCGAGAACGCGTTGGAGTTCGAGATCGACCGCGAGCTTGAGAAGCTCGACGAGTTGGAGATGCCGATACCGGTGGCACGGGCACCAGCGAAGGCGGGGGCGGAGATGAGCACAAGGGTGGATGCAAGGGTGGATGCAATAATAAGGGCTTTCATTTTGGATACTTCTCTTTGGGTTTGGGTGGAAAAGCCGGAGGGACGGAGTGGGGTCCGCCCCTCCGTAGTCTACCGTCAGGCCGGGCTGGGGGGCTCGTGAGTGGCCTGACGGATGGGGGCCGACCGCTTACTCTGCCGGCAGTGTGCGCTTGATCTCGGCGTAGGTCGGCGCGTCAGGATCGCTCTGCTGGCGCGGGGCGACATAGCCCTTGACCTGAGCGTTGATGACTTGGTCCGAGCGCATGCGCCGGCTCAGCGGATCGTTCAGGTCGAGGCCACAGTGTTCGTGGAACTCGTCCAGGCGATAGGCTGCGTCA